ATATATGATTTATTAACTTTAAAAGATTAGAAATTAAAATCGGGCACCTTATATTTTTATTAATGAATAAGAATTAATAGGGAAAATAACCGATTTTTCGCATAATACCCGAAAGGCAACCGAAGGTATAGTACCTACCTAAAGTGCATCTATAATTTTTTGAGTTGCACAGGAAAAAAAATAATTATTGACAAATAAGTAAATGTAATTAATAAGTAAAAACATTATGTTAATTTTGCTTAGCCAAATATGAATTGTAAAAAGGGGGTAAAAATAAAAAACAAAATAAAACCTAATGAATTACCAACAGTGAAAGATTTAGTAGATAATTTACCAAACCAGCCATTTTGGAACATAAAACATTACACATTCCTACAAATTTACAGAGAGTGTTTAGATGAAAAAGAAGCAGCTAAATCCGCTGGATTAAACAAAGAAGAATTACAAAGAGCTTTACAAGACCCAAAAATAAAAATAGCTTTAGAAGACGCAAAAGATGATTTCGTACAAGCTTTAAGTTTAACACCGAAAAAAGGTGCTAAAAAATTTCTTGAAGTATATAATAAAATTGAAAATAGATTTGACGAGGGGGAGAGTAAAGTAGCCTCAGCATTAGCAAATATGGCGGCTACATTCCTAAAAGCGACAGGACAACTTAACAGCAACGAAGAAAATACCCCAACAAAAGTTTCGATAAATATCAGTTTAAGTAACAATAAACCTATCGAAAAAGTTATAGCTAAAGAAAATGAAATTAATGTAAATTTAACTAATTAAACCTATGGAAGAAAAAAAAATGGATAAAGTTTGTATAGATTGCATAAATGCAAATAAGCATTTAAAAATTTCATCAGATTTTAAAGTAAGTGTTGAATACGGTGCATGTGATTGCTGTGGGAAGCATTACATAGTAATACCATTTAGACGGTTTTTTAGTGAAAATATAAAAATAACACCATGTACTGAATTTGAGAAAAAAGAAGCCACTAGTATCGGCGAGAAAGAAGGGGGGAAAAGAAAAAACGCTGTTGTTATAGGGGGGAAAGCGAAAAAAGAAGAACCCACTGGTATCGATGAAAAAGTAACGCATATAGATTCTTCAAGTATGTATGAGTAATAAAAAAACTAAATGGTCTACAACACCTTCAGAATTTACTTTAAATTATGTAGCCGCTGGGAAAGTTGCCGACAGCTTTCACATAGACAATAGTTTTTTCCGAGGAATAATGGGTCCAGTTGGTTCTGGTAAATCTGTTGCGTGTTGTGTCGAGATGTTTCGGAGGGCAACACAAAGACCAAAAGGGGTTTCAGGTTTGCGTAAATCAAGATGGGTAGCTGTAAGGAATACTGGGCCTGAATTGGAAACGACAACAATAAAAACATGGTTAGATTGGTTTCCAGAAAATATTTTTGGGCGTATGAGCCGAAAGCCACCAATTACGCACGTTATAAAAATATCGGATATAGAAATGGAAGTTATATTTTTGGCTCTTGATAGGGATGAGGATATGAAAAAACTATTATCACTTGAAGCAACGGGTATTTGGCTAAATGAAGCGAGATTTATCCAAAAATCAATACTTGATGCAGCAACAGGTCGTGTAGGTAGGTATCCATCAAAAAAAGAAAAACCAGAGACGATGAGCGACGAAGATTGGCTACCGTGGTATGGAATTATCGCGGACACAAACCCACCAGATGATATTCATTGGTGGTATAATATGGCTGAAGAGGAAAAACCGAATGGGTTCCAATTTTTCAAACAGCCCTCTGGTTTTTCAGAAAAAGCAGAGAATAAAAATAATCTCCCATTAAGATACTACGAAACGCAAATCTCTGGAAAAACAAAAGAATATATAGATGTATTTTTAAATGGAAACTACGGGTTCATACAAAGCGGACAACCTGTATATGGTGATAATTTTAGCGACGAATTACATATTGCGAAAGAACCAATAAAAATAATACCACACGCTACTATTTATGCTGGGATAGATTTCGGGCTTACTCCATGTTGTATTTTTGCACAACGGAGCGTAGACGGTCAATGGCAAGTTTTTGCTGAAGTAACAACACCAAGAGGTGAAACAATCGGGATTCCACAATTTGCACAGGTATTGAAATCGTATATAGATACTAATCTTTCGGGGCATAGGCTTTGCATATACGGAGACCCATCAGGTGGATTTAGAGACCAACAGGGGATGACTGCGTATGATTTATTTAGAACAAAAAATATAATTATACAAGCCGCACCGACAAATAATTTTATGCCTAGAAAAGATGCAGTATTGCAACCATTAATGAGGTTGATAAATGGGAAACCGGGATTTATTTTAGATAAAAAATGTGTCATTTTAAGAAAGGGGTTCAACGGTCATTACAAATACCGTAAGCTTCAGGTCAGTGGTGATGCGAAATATACATCTGAACCTGATAAAAATGAATATAGCCACCCACACGACGCATTACAGTATTTACTTTGTGGCGGTGGGGAGTATAAAGAACTTCGTGCCAGCCAAACGAATATGAGTGGTAGGAGTATTGTTGGGAAATCGTGGGGTATTTTTTCATAAATAGTATATTATGTATGGTTGTCAAAGAAAGATATACGTTTGTTGTATTTACTATGGATTCTACCAGAAAAATGTGGTGGCAGTTATTTCTTAAAAAACCATTTTACCATGTATTTGTTTTAGAGGCTATTGTCACAAAATGTGGTAAGCATTACATAAGCATTGTTGACCCAGTAGTTAATTTTAAGAAATGGTGTGTTAAACCGAGGTGTAAAAAGTTTGAAGTTGCTCATTGGTATTCATATATGGCTAAATATAGAGAGTTATGCATTAAAGATTATGGTGGGTTTAAACCGAGGGTGTTAAAGATTAAAATAGATATTGACAAATATAATTTTACATATAATGTAATTAGTATAATACCACTTTGCACGGTTTATGTAGCGAGGATGTTTAATATAAAAGCATTTGCTGTGACACCATTCCAGCTATATAAAGTGTTAAAAAATATAGGGTGTAGTAATTTATTTTAGTGTTAGTATATGGGTGCACTACCATCAGCTCCAGATAATTCAGCTCAAGTTGCTGCGGCAAAAGCACAACAGGAAAATTTAGATAAGAAAAATAAAGAGCTACAATTAAAAAAAGAAGCTTTAGCATCTGAAGCTACAGCTAGTTTTAATGCTAAACGCACAGGGAAGATTGGTAGACAATCGTTAATAGCAACTTCTGAAAGAGGGGTTATAGGAACTACAGGTAAATTAGGTTAATTTAGTTATGATGGATTACGAGCAAATTAAAAAACGATTTGATGAATCAGTAAAAAGGAAATCTAACTGGGAAGTTTTATATCGTGATGTTTTACAGTTTGTCGCACCTGAAAGGGATTTATTCTCTGGTCGTATGGATGGGTCTAAAACTAAACGCAATTCAATAAATGTTTGTGATTCTACGGCTATAACAGCGTTAAATAAATTTGTTTCTAATTTACAATCGTCATTAGTACCACCTATGAAAAAGTGGACTAAACTTGTCCCAGGAGATGGAATTCCACCTGAGATATTAGACAGGGTAAAAATAAACCTAGATTTAATTTCCAGCATAATGTTCTCTGCAATTCAGAATAGTAATTTCGATACACAAGTTGCAGAAACATTTATGGATTTATGCGTGGGAACTGGTGCGATGCTTGTACTAAAAGGGGATAATGAGCAAACAATGTTGAGGTTTGTAAGCATACCACTAAACGAGCTATACTTAGAAGAAGGCCCGTATGGAAAAATTGACACTATATTTCGTAAGCACGAAATGGAGGTGCGAAATGTTAAAGCAACTTGGGACGACGCTGTTATACCGCAAGCGTTACAAAAGTTAATAGATAATGAGCCAAGTAAGAAAGAATATTTCATAGAATGTACATACCCAACGAAAATTAATGTTAAGAGACCAGTACAAAATACGGAAACTGGAAAGACAACTATGAAGACTGTAGAAGTAGATGGGTTCATATACACAGTGTTATATGAGCCAACTAAAGATATAATTTTGCAGAGAGAACAGGAAAGTTCCCCCTGGGTTGTTTTCAGATGGTCGGTAGCTCCTGGGGAAATATATGGTAGAGGGCCAGCACTATTTGCTTTACCAGATATAAAAAGCATAAATAAAACTAAAGAGTTAATATTAAAAAGAGCTTCGGTTGATGCCGCGGGTATGTGGACGGTTGAAGAAGATGGGGTTATAAACCCTGAAAATATACAAATGGGACCGCATGCTATGATACCAGTTATGAAAAATCCAGGTGGGATGAGTTCACCAACATTAGCACCTCTTGGAATCCCTGGTGGGTTTGATATTAGTCAAATGGTAATAAATGATTTGAGAACTAGCATAAATGAAACTATGTTTGCAGACCCACTTGGGCCGATTGATTTACCAGTAAAGACAGCAACCGAAGTAGCGTATAGACAGCAAGAATTAGCAAAGCGTATCGGTTCAGCATTCGGTCGTTTGCAGTATGAGTTAATAACGCCATTAATAAACAGAGTGCTATTTGTGCTTAATGAGTGGCAAGTGTTACCAACATTGGGGGATAAAGTTATTGTAGACGGAAGACTTGTAGGTGTTAAGCACGAATCACCTCTAGCCGCTGCACAAGACCAAGAGGGGGTGATGGCTATACAACAATTTATCCAATTTTTATTAGGTGTATTTGGGCCACAAATGACTATGGGGTTAATTCAGCCAGATAAACTTATACAACACATGTCCAAATATTTAAATATACCAGCGGATATACAATTGACACAAGAACAATTTGAAGCAATAAAACAAAAGATAGCTCAAATTGGTCAAATGGCAGACCAAAGTATTCAAAATAACGTAGCTACTACAGGTAATATTAATGGTTAAATATATGGAATTTTTAAATAATTTTGTTGACGCTGTAAAAGGTAGAAGACCTTCAGATGACGAAATAGCTATATATTCGTTTCTCATTTCCGATGAAGGAAAAGTGTTCGTTGAGTGGTTGCGGAAAAGAACGATAGAAAAACATATAGGGTATGGTGTCCAAGATGGAATCCAAACAGCTCTTTTAACAGCTCGTGAGTTAGGGAGATGTGATATTTATCACGAGGTTAATCGTTTAATTTTAAAAGTTTCTTCTTATGTCAACAGAAAATAATAACTCTATGGATGCAGGGTCTGATGGCGTCCAAATTGACCAACAAATAAAAATAGATAATAATAATGTGGATACCATACTTAACTATAATGATTCACCACATAAGGGCATAAACATAAACGATGTTGCGCCAGATGATAAACAAAAACAAATTGATAATCAAGTGTTATTTGGTAAATATAAGTCTATTGAAGACGCGCAAAAAGGTTATCAAAGTGCAGAGGCAAAAATACGTGAACAAGGGACAGAGTTAAATAAAGTAAAAGAACAGTTAAGCCAATATCAACCTATGGACGATTATTCCACGGAAGCGTGGGTTAAAAAAATTGGTTCTTGGAAAGAAGAAAAAAGTCTCCCAGAAGAAATAACATACGATCCATCTATACCTGAGATAAATATGTTATTAAAAGGTTTTGAAAAAGCAGGTGTTTCGGAAAAACAAGCAAAAGAAATTTTAGCTGGTGCTGTTGAGCAGCAGATAACTTTAATAAATGAGAAAAAAGAGTCTATAGTACAAGAACTTGGTAATGAAGGCATGAAAAAAGTTGAAGCTCTTAATCAGTTTGGGGCGAAATTATCTAAGGATGATATGGCGATTTTTGGATCGTTGTTCGCGTTCCCTTATGTAGAATCGGAACAGGTAGACCTAATGTATAGATTATTATGCGGTGGCGGGGAAAAATCCATACCAACAGGGGTAAAACCAGCGGATGCAGTTAAGTCATCGGTTGATATATACAAAGATATTATGGCTTTTCAACACGAGAATAAAATGACTTTACCAATGGATACGAAGCAACAACAACGCCTTTCCCAAATGTGGATTGAATATGAAAATTCTAAAACTAAAGGTTATTAGTTGGCGCAGTCGTATATAAATAGTTCTTGACATTTATGAATACATTAATATTATATGCGTAAAACATATTAGATTTCTATTAAGTATATAGACCACCCCAGCGATGGAGTCTATCGAAAGGTAGATAGGTAAGTTGACCCCCTATAGGAACACTCAACAACTAAATCTAAAAATGTTATATGATTTCAACTTATCTTATATTTTTATGGCTAGTAATTTACCAACACATTTCCTCACCCAGTTTGATACTAGGGTTAGAAACGAATACCAATTTGAAGGCAGATTGCAATATAGTATGTTCTATACTAGAATGGGAAACGCTGAAACTTTTAAATTTAACAAACAAGGATTAGTATATACTCACGAACACATTTCTAATTCTCCGTTAGTTTTAGGGACTGTTGATAAATCAACAGTAGATGTAAAAGTTAAATTTTACGATGTTAGTGTAACTGTGGACCCAGTAGAGCAGAAACAAATTAACTATTCAGAAGAGCAATATCTCATTAACTCAGCTAAAATGGCGTTAGCGCGTAGGAGAGACGCGGTTATTTTAGATGCGATTACTTCTACAGCAACAACAAATGTTGTACCTAAGAGTATTTCAGGTGCTAATGCAGGTTTGACTTTAGAATCTTTGCAAGAAACTGCGGCTATAATGGATGACGCATCTATACCTGAACAGGGGAGAACTATTCTTGTAAGCCCAAAACAACTGCATAATTTGTTGAAAAATACAAAAGTAGTTTCAGCCGACTTTAATTCCGTAAAAGCATTAGTGAACGGACAAATAGATTCATTCTATGGCTTTAAATTTATCAAGGTTCCTAAGTTTGAAGTTGCACAAGGAGTTTCAGCTGGGTTACCAATCGATTCAGTAGCTAATGAAACATTCGCTTATGCATTCGTTGCAAGTGGGGATGAAAGGTGTCCTGTAGCAGTAGCCGTTAACACTGACATTAACTTCCAATCAGATAAGCTTCCGCAAATGGGTTTCTCTACTTTGATTTACGGTCTTCTTGGC